ATGCCGGACGCGCCCAGCAGTTCAAGAACAATCCCCCGGCGCTTTTGGAATTCATAGGCATCGAGGACGCCCGGCAGACCGACATCTGCGCCCAGCGTACCGGCACCGTGCTTCCTCCGGACGATCCGTGGTGGGAGGCAAACTGGCCGCCCTTGCACTACAACTGCCGCAGTACCGTGCGGGCCATCTATGCCGATGAGGCGGTGGGCTACGACCTGTCCAAGCTTGCCCCTCCGTCGCCCGAGTATGTAAAACCGGCGCAGGGATCCTTCGGCCATAATCCGATCAAGGACAACGCGCTGTGGAACGTCACACCGGCTCAGCAGGCGAGGATATCCAGGGCCATGATCCAGGAGGAGCTCAACGGCGTGGTGGGACAAACGGTGTGCAAGGACTTTGCCAAGGCGAAAGCCGGGCTGGTATCCATGGAGGTTTCCAAGGGTGGTGTGCGCTATCCGGATACCATGGGGAAATCGGCTGCGACATCGATGGCTGCCGATCTTGCCAACGACAAGGGCTGGTATGTGGAGCTCACCCCGGACGGCAACGCCTGGGTGAACGGGATGGACCGGTGGGCGCTCACACGGTTCGACGGGAAGCCGGCGTCGATCGGAAGCCTGTTCGAGCAGGCTCGATCAGCATACCTGGAGGTCCCCGCATCCAAGGCATCGTCGATCGCAGCCGCCTTGGCCAGGGCGCTGGTCGATGTGTCGGCGAGGCGCGAGATATCCCTGCTTGCCGTAAATATCGGCGGGAGGATCGTGTACCTGACCATGGACCATGTCCGGTACCTCAGGGATCTGGTGGACCAGGGCGAGAGGGAGGCTTTCATCGCCTCTTTGCTCTGAATCGAAAAACGGGCCTCTGGCGGCTTCGCCGGCTTCAAAGCTTACGTAGGACGGCTTTTGCCCAGACCCCCGTTGTACAACGTTGTTAAACGCCTTTGCGGGCAAATTAGCTGCAGGGGTGGATTGTCGGAGGGGGAAATCGCTCGAGATGAACCCGTTGCCCGGCGTTTTGGATTTCTTCCCGGCTGTTTTTGATAGGCTGGGATTGTCTAGGGATTCGAGCAAAACCAAGGAGGGTTTGCAATGGAAAGGGAAAAGACGCTCAAGCGCATGGAGCTTGCACGGGTGGGCCAGTTCGGAATGGACGGGGCCGAGATCACCCTCAAGGATCTGCGCGAGGTCAAGGAAACATTCGACGGCCGTGCGCCCGTCTCCATCGGGCACGACATGACCAAGGATAAGGATTGGTGGCCGAGCTTCGGCAATGTGGTCGCCTTGGAGCTGCAGGAATCCGAGGATGGTGTGAGCGCCACCCTCAGCGGAGATGTGATGCTGGACATCGTGCTTGCAGAGGCGATCGACCAGGGCTTCTATGACGGCTGGTCCATTTCGATGCCTCAGAGGGGCAGTGACTCGAAGCGCTACCTGCACCATCTGGCGTTCCTCGGTGCGGTTCCTCCCAAGATCCGGGACCTGAAGATCCTCAAGGAACTGCGCGACAGCGGGGCGCCGAGCATCGAGGGTGGTACGGATTTCGCCGATTCGTTTGTGTTCCACAAGTCGGACTTTGCCGAGCCTGGTAATGAACCTGCGGAGACCCCTGCCGAACCGCCCGCCGAGCCTCCTGTGAATGAACCGGCCGAGCCTCCTGCCGATGGCAATGCGGATGATCCGAGCCCGGCTCCGGCCGCCGATCCACCGGCTGCTCCTGCAGCTTCCCCCGATTTTTCGGACAAGCGCATGGAGTCCGCAAGGAAAATGTACAAGGGCGCCCAGCGTGCCAGGATCAAGGCGGAGCTTTCCGCTGTCGTTCCGGCGGGGATGATGGACAAGGTCCTGGAGTTCAGCGACAAGCTGTGCGACCTGGGGCAGTCCTCGGATTTCTCCGATGAGGAGGATGCGATCGTCGGCAGTTTTTTGGATATCGTGAAGTCGATCCCGACCGGCAGGGCTGACCTGACACGGCGGCATGATTTCAGTGATGCGCGAAGAGGCCAGGAGCCGGTAGTAGATATACTGTCCCTGGCACAGAAATATTGACGCACTGAGGGTGCGGTGAAGGAGATCATCATATGGAAGCAAGAACGCAGTATCAGACGCTCGATGCGAAGGAAGTGATCGATGGGCGGCACCCGCCTGTGATCTTCCCCATGGTAGCGAAGTCCGACCAGGGCATCATCCCCGCGGGTTGTGTGCTGGCCAAGGATTCAGACGGCAAGATCGTCCCGTATGCCGTCGTGTCTGGAGAAGAGATGACCGGCTTGGTCAACGGGACAAACAAGGTGTTCACCCATACGAGCGCGGCCGCTCCCCTGCTGCCCGGCTCCATTGTGGTGGCTCATGGCGAGATTGAGCTGACGGACAACGGACACGGTGTCATCGGTGGAACCGGCGGATCCGGTACTGTCGATTATGCGACCGGCGCCATCAGCGTCACCTTCGATGCTGCACCCGCCGAGGAGTCCGGAAGTCCGGAAGTCGAGGTGGCGAGGGCTGTGGTTGGCGTCGCGCTCCGTCCCGCCGATACCTCCCGCGAGGATGTGGTGTCGGTCGTGGTGCACGGCACGGTGCTGAAGAGCTCGCTGGTCATCGGTGTTGCCGCCGGTGATATCACCCAGGCTGCAGTCGATGCCTTGGCGCATCTCGCAATCTACGCGACCCTTTAGCGGCGCGATCCAACAGAGGAGAATCCTATGGATATCTTGACTTTCATCCAGGGCTACCTGACCGTCCAGACCATCTCCAAGATGATCGAGCGGAAGCAGAAACGGAGATCTGTCGTGTTCGACACGATCTTCTCCAAGCGCACCCAGACGGGACTGCCGTTCGTGCGCATGGACGAATACATCGATACGATCCGAAGCGTTCCCGTGGTGACCCGCGGCGGCGCCTCGCTGACTATCGGTGGCGGAACCAACTCGATTGCCATGATCGAGCCGATGCCGATCAGGCTGAACCGCTTGCTCACCGGTGCGAGGATGAACGATCTGCGCACCCTGTGGGGTGACGGCGGATCCCGCGGCCAGGCATTGGTCACGGCCGAGATCGACCGTATGGTCATGAAGCTGATGGAGACCACGGACAAGACGCGCGACGCCTTGTGCGCCCAGGCTATCACCGGCAAGATCGACTACCAGATGCAGGCCGATAGCGGGTTTGTCCGCTACGGGGTGACCTATGGTACCGGGACAACCCTGTCCTATACCGTTTCCAAGAAGTGGGATGCCAGCGGCACCACCATCGCCGACATCCTGACCGATGCCATTGCGGTCCGCCGCAAGCTCAATGAGGAGGGTGCATCCGGTGAAGTCGGATTCCTGGTATCTCCGGAAGTGTTCGTGGCTATGGCCAACAAGATCACGCCGCTGCCTGACTCCAAGAGAATGGGCGCGACTGTCACGGCTAACGAGATCAACGTGGCCGGATTCATCTTCACCTTGTGCGATGGATCCTATGACGACCGCGATTCCTCCGGAGCCGAAGTCGTCAAGCAGGAAGTGGCTGCCAAGAAGGCGGTTGCCTGGGTGAAGGACATCCCGGAGCTTACCTATTGTGCGGTCGATGATCTGGACGGGAACCTCGAGGCCATCCCCTTCTTCTCCAAGACGGTGAAGGTCGACGATCCCTCCGGAATCAGGGTCATCAGCGAGAGCAAGCCGTTCCCGATGGTAAGCGAAAAGGCTTTCCTGTGGTTCGAGCCGCTCACGGTCGTGGAGGAATAAGCAATGGGAGCCGTCACCGTCAGTGATCTGAAAGCAGAAATCAAGACATACAACTACAACGTGCTCACCGGCGGTGATGACGACATTGCCCTCCGCGCCATCCATAAGGCTACGATGTGGTGCGAGGCGAAGGTGATAGCCGCAGGCTCAGCCTTCGACCCCGCGCTGCCGATCAACCGCGAGATCGTCATCAAGCGGGCTTTGTATGAGCTCTACAGTTACGCGGAGAATGAGGAGGTCGCGCGGGACAAGCGCGAGGACGCCCTGGAGATGCTGCGGGCCGCCTACGGCGACGCTGTCGATTCCTCGGGGTACCAGAGCGGCGGCGCGGCTGTCCAGAACCCCCTTCCGGTGGTGAAGATCAAGCCGATCACCATATCGAAACTTCCGGACGACAGGAGCTGACAATGAGGATCGTGGTCAAGCATACCCAGCTGTTGGACGTAAAGCCGGCTGCCATGCCCTCCCTGCTCAGGCAGGTCGGGGACCATATGGTCAGCTCGGTGCAGCGTCGCATCAACGGCGGCATCGGGCCGGAGAACGCCCCACTCACTGTGGCGGTGAAGCGCGGATCCAATACGCTGCGCGATCGCGGGCAGCTGCTGTCCTCCATTTCCGCCCATGTGACCGCCTCCCAGGTTGCGGTCGGGACAAACCGCCAGGGGGCTGCGACCAACCATTTCGGGGCTACCATCACCGCAAAGGGCAAGTGGTTGTGGATTCCTGCATCGAGCAAGACACGGACGCTGCAGCGCCGCTATGGATTCAAGGCGTCCCAGGTCATGTCCGGCCTGAAGTCGAGCGGACACAGTGTATGGATCCAGAGCAAGAAGGGTTCTTCCGGGGTGGTGCTCGCGAAGAAAGGAAAGAAAGGAAGGACGTTCGTCGTGTTCGTCCTGAAGAAAAGCGTTGTCATTCCGGCCCGGCCATTTCTGTCGATCGACTCCAATGACCGAGCGGCGATCATGACGCTTGCACGGCGTCATATGGGGGTTCCGGAATGACCTACGAACAGCAGGTATCCACCATGCTCGATGCGTTTCAGGATTACATGGCCTCCGAGTATGGCATAAAGGTGATGTATGACCCGCAGCCGGTATCTGTGGCCGAGCCCCACCTGAGGCTTACGTTCACCGGTGCCGAGGAGAACGGTGCGTTTGACAAGCTGCGGTTCCAGGGGTCCGTTGTCGGCAGCGGGGATGGACCGGATGTGTTCCTTCCGGCGGTGATCGGCATGTCAATGAGAGTCCAGGACATCTGGAGCGCATGCCGCAATGATGGGCGAAGGTGGAAGGAAATCCCGACAAGCGCCGGGGTGCTGAGGATCCTTTTCCAGTCGGTGCAAAACGGCAGCGGCCAGTTCGTCCAGAACGAGACCTATGAAAGTGAAGTCCGCCAATGGGCTTACACATATGCGGAGCCACATGTCGTGGTTCTCGAATTCAAGAAGGAGATGCAAAGATGAGTGGACAAACCATCTACAAACCTGATGGGATCGACGGAAAGCTGTATCCTGTCACACTGGGAACGCTGCTCGACTCTACGTCGGCAACCTTTGCCGGTGGTTTCTGCCGGATCGAGTCACTTGGTGCGGCAAGCAATTTCGATGGAGTCAAGGATTCCGGCATTGTCGATGGCGAGGATCCTCAGGTCGGCACTGTGGTCTATCTGGCGGCATGGGCTGAACTGGCATCCAATCCGCTTGCTGAAGGCGACACGGCGACTCCCCTGGTACTCGACGATGAGGATGCCTGCTGGGTGACTGATCGCGGCCGTTCGGTGTCGCGCAACGTATTCGACAAGACGACCCAGTGCCAGGCCAAGCGCGGGGAGCGGGAGTATTCCTACAATGCCAACGGCGATGAGACCGGCTCGATCAGCGGGCTATACGCAATCGGATCCGACTGGCAGCGTGAGATCGATTCCCGGTTCATCGAGCGAACCATCGACGATGGAGCCGGTAAACTCACCAGGGTCGCGCGCAAGAGCACCCCGTTGCTGACCGCCTTCAGTTATCGCGAGACGACTGTTGCGGGAGAGCAGGAGATCTGGTTGTTCAGGACGCTCTATGTGACCAGTGTGACCACCGATGCACCGCAGGACGGATCGGTCGGCTTCAACTTCAACTACACCGCCGGGTGGAGGAAGCAGGTCGAGCGCACCATTCCCGCAGCATAATGAGGAGGTGCCATGTCTGAGGTAAGGTCCAGGATGAAGCCTGGGGTCCCGGGGCTTGTTGATTTCATCGATAAGGACGGGGACGTTGTTCAGAACATGATGTGTGTGCCGGGATCCGTTCGGGTTTCGGCCACACAGATAGAATGCATGGCGAGAATCGTCATTACAAAAACGGATCCAGCAAAGGAGAACGCGCATGAGGATAGTGCTGCAGAAGACAAGGACGTTCGTTCCGACATTCAACAAGAACAGGGAGCTGCCGGAGAAGGAACAGATCGTCGTCGAGTATCAAAAGCCAAACGCCAGGCAAAGGCGGACGCTCCGCAAGAACCTGTATCAGAGCGAAGGTGATGGCCAGTCCGTCCGGTTCGAGGTGTATACCGATATCGACGGCACCATTAGGGAGATCCCCTGCAAGATCAAGCGTTTCTCCGTCGAGGACAACGGGAAGTCCGTGGATGTCGTGTCCCTTGCACAGCTGGTGGAGATCGAAGGCGAGGCGGCCGGTCTGTTCAACGAGATCCTGAATGAGATCTGGAAGGATGACTTGACTGCGGAAGATCTAAAAAACTCCGAATCGGCTTCCGCCTAGAGCTTGACGGACATATTGGAGTCGTCAAGAGCTCCTGGTATGACGACCAGCCCATCAAGTGCGGAAGTCGGATCATCAAGCGGAAGGAAATTTCCAGATATGCGACCAGGGAACTGAGGGACTCGATTGATATCTGGAGGGAATGGAAGCGGTTTGGCCTGCCGGGAGGAGGTGGTCCGGATGCAGAAACGGCAGGACTGATCGATCTGCTTACTGAAATGGAAAACGAATACGAGTCGGCACAGGCCGACGCCCGGTCCCGGTGAGAAAAATCATCGGGGCTTTTTTGTATCATGGTATCAGGAGATGCCATGGCCACCATCACTACCGATATCCTACAGCTGATCATACAGGCTGATCAGGCAGACGCACAGGAAGTCCTCAAGAATTGGCGCAAGAGTGTCGATGACGCGAAAGCTGCGCAGGAATCCCTGGGCTTAGCCACCGACGCTTCCACGGCCAAGGTCGGCCGCCTGTCTCCGGAGATCAGCGAAGCAAGCCGTGTGGCCAGCCAGCTGGCCGATGCCCAGAATGAACTTCGGGATGCCACCCAGTCCGTGTCCCAGGCTTCCGGAGAAGCGAGTCAGGCTCACGAGGATGTGGCTGCAGCCGCCAAGGAAGCCTCGGAGACTTACGAGGACGTTGCCGATGCCGCTGCCGCTGCGTCGTCCGAGCAGGACAAA